TTATTCATCGGATAAGAGGGTTCTAATGATGTCCTGTTTCTGTTCTAAAGTTAACCTTTTTCCATTTCGTGCGATTAAAGATTGAATATCTTCATACGTAGGTTCGTATGACTGTTCACTGTTACCTTCTGCCATAACTTCCATCTGCTCTACTGTAATACCTAAGTTCTTACATACAGTAATTACAGTATTTACACTAGCTTTACCAACGCCGTTTTTTAGCATGGTATAAAGTGTTGTATATGGAATTCCACATTTTTCAGCAAAAGATTTTAAACTATATCCTTTTTCTTTTATTAACTGTTCTAATATCTTAGCTTTCTCCATAGGGACACCTCTTTCTAATAACTTGATTATATACGAAATAACGAATTTTGTAAACAATATATTTAATAATTTTGAAAATAAATACGAAAATCCGAATTTTTATCTTGACATAGTTCGAAAATACAAATATAATTACTAGTACAAATACGGAATAACGTATTAAAAGAATAGAGGGTATTGAAAATAAATATTATTAGCTAAAACTTAATAAGGAGAGTGAAAATAATGAGTATTGCAGTTGCAGAGGATATTGCAAAAAGAGCGGCCAAGGAAGCATTAATGGAATATGTAAGAGAGAGTAAAGAGGTTGCGAAAAAGGAAGTTAGAAAGAAGACAAGAAAGTTAATGGCGAATTACAATAGTATAAAAGCTCACGTGGAGGAGGGGGTATCAGAAGCGATGGAGATGGAGATTGATTTTGTTCGTGAGGATTTGGACGAAGATGATCTTTATATAATGAGCATTCGTAGAAGTAGAATTCGCAGTATGATTATGATGTCACATATAGATAAATGTCTTGACTTATTAAAGGCGGAACAAAAACGAAGAGGAACCCCAGAGAAATATGAAATATATAATGGTCACTATATTAAGGAAAGAACTTATGAAGAATTAGCGGAAAGGTTTCATTGTTCCGAACGTACTGCTATGAGGTGTGTTTCTGAGTTAGATGATATGATATCTGTTCTTCTATTCGGAATGGAAGGTATTACCTACGACTGACAAAAGGCTGTCATTATGTTGTCATTTACATGTCATTAAGGCCGTGTTAAACTTGTATCATGAAAAGTTGTATGGTTTTAGAAATACACTAAATTTGTATTTATGTTATAGCAAAAGTAACGATAATCCTACTAGGAAGAACCTAGCTATGGTATTTGTTATTTTGAAACTAAGATTTTGATACATCAAAAAACATGAGAAAAGAGTGATATCTCGACTGGCAAAAGGCTGTCATAATGATGTCATTTACATGTCATTAAGCTCATGTTAAACTTGTATCATGAAAAGTTATACGATTTTCTAAAACTTAAAATTTTGCTACTTTTCGAAAGAGAGAGGAAAGTAATAGTTTATAAAGTATTCTGTCTTAGGAGTTTTCTAAGATAGAGTACTTTTTTTATTGCCAGACAATATTACTAGTACTATATAAGAATTCAAATCAGAATCTATCTTGTAGTAATTCTATGAATGTAAAGATATAATGGATATTACAAAAAAAGAATGCTTTGGAACTTAATAATTATTTGGGTTCTATCCTCTCTCTAATTTGTTTCATGTAAGTATAATTTTCGTTATGTTATAACGATTGATTGAATGAGGTTTTTTTATGTATGATTACAGGATTGTGATTGTATGGCTGTTTCTCTATATTAAGTGAGTCGTACAGTTAATGTTATAAGGAATTGCAGTTGATTTTATATAAGGCAGAGATACTCGATATTTTTTCAAGTATCTCTGCATTTTTTATTCAAGGATAAATTGTATTTTTAAGTACATTTCCTGTATCTCAGAGAAGAAAAAACAATTAATTTCATAACTTACATGAGGAATTTATATATTCAAAATCTATGTAAAAGCATGGAATACTTGAAAGGAGGTGAAACAATGAGAGTATACGAAGCGACGGTTGATAAGAGGCCAAGGGAATGTTGTGCATGCCCCATTGACGGTAAAGTACGAGCCAGATGGCCATGTGGCACTGTAATTAGGGTTAATTTTAATGGAAGTTCAAAATATATTAAAATCCCTAATGATAAGTGTTCACTTAGGCTTGAGAAACAATAGGGCAAAGTTTGGAGGTAGGAATGATTCGTAACCTATTAGATGGTGTTACCAATGAACTACTAAAATTTTCTACAGATGCAAGGATTTATGTAGGAAGTGAAAAACAAGAAAAGATACTTCCTTGTTATGTGGTAAAGCCTTCTACTATTCAATATGGAAGTGGCAGAGAAGGAAGGCGAACAAAAACATATACTCTTCAGGTTTTTTATTATCCAGAGGGTGATATCACTACAGAGGCTGTACAGATAGAAGACGAGCTTGGAGAGATATTAGAAAAAATAACAGTAAATGATATTGTAATAAAGAATTCAGGAATAAAGTCTGAAATGGTGGAGGGGGCTGTAATGTGTACTGTAGATTATATCGTTAACTATACCAAAACAGATTCAAAACCACAGACTATGAAGTCCTTATTACAGAAAGAGAGGATTGAATAGGTTGAAGAAAAAAGAAACAAGCAATGTATCTCAAAAATTTTATTCGAAATCCTCCCTGCTTGCGGCGAAAAGATATAAAGAAAGCCGCGATTTAGTTGAGGGATTATTACAAGAGGATAGAGAATATGAGATTTCAGAAGTAGATCAGATGATTGAAAATTATTTGAAAGGGAAGGTAGAGTAATATGCTAGGTGGAGGAACATTTACAAGTCAAAATAAGAAAATTCCAGGAACATATATTAATTTTGTTAGTGCCGCGAAGGCAGAAGGGGTATTATCAGAAAGAGGTATCGTAGCATATGCGGTAAACCTCGATTGGGGTAATGATACGGAAGTTTTCCAGATTAGTAAGGAGGAATTCCAGAGAAATTCCTTGAGTTTATTAGGTTATGAGTATGCGGCAGAAGCACTAAAGCCATTCCGAGACTTATTTCGACATGCAACAAGAGTTTTGTTGTATCGTTTAAATCCAGGAACAAAGGCCACAAATAATTATGCAACAGCGAAATATTCTGGTACCAGAGGAAATAGTCTTAAGGTTGTGATTGGTACAAATCCAGATGAGGAAGATAGATGGGATGTGAGTTTATATCTTGGAACGACATTGGTTGATGAACAGCGAGGTATAGCAAGTGCACAGAATCTTGTAGACAATGATTATGTCGTTTATCAAAAGGACGCAACCCTTACACAGACTGCCGGTACTCTTTTAGCAGGTGGTACAAACGGTGAAGTAACTGGTGAGAAACATAAGAGTTTCCTAAATGCGATTGAAGGATATCATTATCACATCTTAGCATGTGATTCTATGGATGAACCAACGAAGGAATATTATGTAGCATTTACAAGAAGATTACGTGAAGAATTGGGAATAAAATTTCAAACAGTTTTATTTGGTAAAGCTGCTGATTATGAAGGTATTATTAATGTAAAAAATAATGCAACTCTAATCCCTTGGGTTGCTGGTGCACAAGCTGGATGTGGTATTAATAAGTCCATCACTAATATGACTTATGATGGGGAGTTAACTATTAAAGATACTTATTCTCAGGCAAAATTAGAAGACTCTATCGAAGCTGGCGAATTCGTATTCCATAAGGTGGGACAAGAATACCGTATATTGGTTGATATTAATTCTAAGACAAGTGTGACACCAGAGAAAGGTCAGGATTTTAAGAAGAACCAAACGATTCGTATACTTGATCAGATTGGAAATGACGTTGCTTCCATTTTCAATAATAAATACAATGGTAAGATTGCGAATGATGTATCAGGAAGAGTATCTTTCTGGTCAGATCTTGTAACTTATTTTAAGCAGCTGGTTAGCATCCGTGCGATTGAGGATTTTGACAGCCAGGATGTTGAAGTATTACCAGGAACGGAAAAGACAGATGTTATTGCAAACAGTGTGATAACACCGGTTAGTAGCATGGAAAAACTTTATATGACAGTGATTGTACAGTAGGAGGGTATGGGTATGAATCAAATTACAATGAATGCGAAAGACACAATTTCATCATCACTAGCGGAATGTTTTGTTACAATTGGGGAAGAAAGATTTAATGCTTTTCATTTTACACAGTTCGAGGCAAGCTTTAAAAAGTTAAAAAAGAAGGTCCCAATCTTAGGTAGTACGGGGAAAGGAAATAAAACAACAGGCTGGGAGGGTACGTTTAAAGCCACGATGCATTATAATTCCTCAATCTTTCGCCGTATGCTGATGGCATATAAGAATACAGCCGAAGATGTATATTTTGAAATTCAAGTTACAAACGAAGATCCTAATTCCAGTTCAGGAAGACAAACCATCGTATTTAAAAATTGTAATATGGATGATGGTATTTTAGCAAAATTCGATGCATCCAGTGATGATACATTAACCGAAGAAGTGAATGGAACCTTCGATGACTTTGAGATGCCAGAAGAATTTAAGGTATTAAAGGGTATGGTTTTATAGGGAATGTGATAGTTTTCTAGGGACTAGTGTTATGATATAGGGGTTGTTTATGTATGGCAGTTATTGATATATAGGCGTGAAAGACGCTCTATTTTTTTATAGATATTATTTATGCGGAGCTAATTGGGATTCATGGGAGTGAAAAGAAACCCAAATTAGCTCTGCTTTTTTTAGAATACATTAAAAAAGCTATGTTTACATGATAAATAGTGTTCATGATTGAAAGGAGATTATTATGAGTTTACAGTTATTTATGAAAAAAAACAAAAAGGTGAAAGAAAATGTGTTTTATGCACCAACAAAGTCCTTACTAGATGAAAATGGCCTTCCTTTAAATTGGGAGTTTCGTCACGTATCCACCAAAGAAGATGAAGATATTCGAGAGTCCTGCACTATGGATGTGCAAATTACAGGAAAGCCAGGGGCATATCGCAAGAAAATTGATACCAACGCTTATATTGCTAAATTAGTTGCAGCCTCTTGTGTCGTTCCAAACTTAAATAATGCAGAGCTTCAAGATAGTTATGGCGTTAAGAAACCAGAAGATTTGTTAAAAGAGCTGGTGGATGATCCGGGAGAATACCAAGATCTTTTTGTATTTATTCAAAAGTACAATGGTTTTGATACTTCGATGGAGGAAGAAGTTGAAGAAGCAAAAAACTAATCAATGGAGAGGATAGTGAGGCTTCTTATGCTCACTATTGTCTCCATAAGTTTCATATGCTTCCTTCTGTATATTTGAGTTTAGATCGGCAGGAAAAGGCGTTTATTATAGCATCGATACAGATAAAAATTGATCACGAGAAAAAAGAATATCAGAAGATGGAAAGTAAAGCTAGGAGGTAGGCGATGGCAGATATATCTGCATTTTTTAATTTAAGTCAAAAAATTTCCGATACGGTCATAAATCAAATTACAAACGTGTATTCCAAATCAATAAGTGCTTCCGTTACTCATACCGTAAATAAGGTTATAGAGAACTCTGTCGTCAATGTCGATAGAACAATTAATAATATAGAAAAAATGGATCGCTCTATTAATATAAATATCGGTAGATTCAGAAAGTTTAAAGAAGAGACGCAAGAGCCAATAAAAACGGAAAGCTATGGTGAAGCTATTGAAAAGATAGGTATGGTTGTAGAAGCAATTAATAAAATGGGTGAAGTCCTTCAAAGAATTGAGACGCAAGAGTCAATAAAAACGGAAAAATTTGATGAAGCTATTGAAAAGATAGATAAGGTCGATGAATCAATTAATAAAATGGGTGAATCCCTTCAAAGAATTGAGACGCAAGAGTCAATAAAAACGGAAAAATTTGATGAAGCTATTGAAAAGATAGATAAGGTCGATGAATCAATTAATAAAATGGATGAATCCCTTCAAAGAATTGAGACGCAAGAGTCAATAAAAACGGAAAAATTTGATGAAGCTATTGAAAAGATAGATAAGGTCGATGAATCAATTAATAAAATGGGTGAATCCCTTCAAAAAGCTGAGATGCAAGAGCCAATAAAAACGGAAAGCTTTGATGAAGCTACTGAAAAGATAAGTAAGACCGAAGAAGCAATTAATAAAATAGAGGAAGCCCTTCAAAAAACCGAGGTGAAGAGCGAGGGGACAGGGGCAAAATTAAAAAAGAGTTTTAGTTCCATATTTAGTTCAGTAAGAGATAATTTAGGAAATAATTTTGCTGCGGTGGGAAAAGGGATAGGCTCTGTTGGAAATATAATTAATAGTGTGACATCCTTTGGTACCAAATATTTAGATAAGGTTGAAAATAGTAAGATATTAAAGACAGCAGATGCACTAGCTCAAACCAGAACAAAATTAACAGCAATGACAGGTAGTCAAGCAGAGGCTGATCAATTTCAACAAAGAATTTTTGATTCCGCACAAAATTCCAGAACTTCTTATGAGTCAACAGCCAATATGGTTCTTGGGCTAAGTGCAAAGGGCTCCTTTTCAAATAAGGAGCAGATTGTTACCTTTACTGAACTTGTTAATAAAAACAGTGTATTAGGAGGGGCAAGCGCTGAAGGTACGAAAGGCGTACAAACAGCAGTTACAGAAGCTATGGTTTCTGGAACACTTAGCGGAGAAGGATTTAATAATGTATTAGAAAATGCTTATCCAATTATAGAAAACATAGCAGCATACCTTAACAAACCAATAGAAGCAGTTCAAAAAATGGGTGCACAAGGTGAAATCAGTGGTGAATTCTTAGCAAATGCTATGTTTGCTTCTGCACAAAAAACGAATGAAGAGTTTAGCAAAACTCCTATGACCTTTGAACAATTGATTAGTTCAATAAAAGATAAAGCTCTGATGGTATTTCAACCAGTATTACAAAAGATAAGTGAATTGACACAAAATCAAGAGTTTATGAACATGATACAAAATATTATGAGTGGGTTAACTTTTGTGGGCGATTTGGCATTAAGGATTGTTGGCGTATTAATAAATGCTGCAAGTGCAATTGTTGATAATTGGTCCTGGATTGCTCCTATGATTCTTCTAATTGCAGTTGCTTTTGGAATATGGAAGTTATCTGTTCTACTAAGTAGTTTTAGTATTAAAGAATTAACTGCTTCCTTGCTGGCATGCCCATTGGTATGGATTATTGGTATTATTATGGCTATTATAGCAGTCATCAAGATCGTAATAGATCACATAAATAAGGTTGGAGATAAGACATACACTGTAGCAGGCGTTATTTGCGGAATTTTAGGTGGAGTGGGAGCCTTTGTTTGGAACTTATTTTTGGGATTAGGAGATTTTATTCTTAGTTTTGTAAATCTCATTGCAAATGCATTTATAGGAGTTGCGAACTTTTTTGCTAATGTATTTAAGAACCCGATATCTTCCATTATCTATTTATTTCAAGGAATGGCTGACGGAGTATTAGGTATTCTGGAAGGTATTGCAAATGCGATTGATTTTGTCTTTGGTAGTAATTTTGGTGGAACAGTTGCTGGTTGGAGAAGTGGACTAAAAGACATGGCTGATGCAGCGGTTCAAAAATTAGCACCAGATGAAAAATATGAACAAAAAATTGATTATCTTAATTTATCCATGGAAAGCTTTGGCCTTACGAGAGCAGAATATTCAGATTGGTGGGATAAGGGGAATGAATTTGGTAATAAAATCAATGATCTCTTTAAAGGAAGCACGGGAGATGACAAGAGTTTCGATGATACTTGGGATGGAATTCTAAAAAATACAGATAAAATCGCTCATAATACGGAACTTCAACCAGATGATTTGTCCTATTTACTCGAACTTGCAGAGCGTGATGCAATCAACCGTTTCACAACAGCGGAAGTTAAAATTGATATGGGTGGTGTTTATAATACGGTATCAAGCAAACAGAATCTGGATGGAATCGTAGAGTATCTGACGGATAAGTTACGAGACGAACTTAATAATACTGCAAGAGCTTGTAACGCTTAAGGGGGGAGTTATGTATAAAGTGTTTTTAAGTGATATGCTATTGCCTGTCACACCATCAAAATTTGTTACAAAAATTAAGAATCAAAATAAAAGCATTCAATTATTGAATGAAGAAGAAATAAATCTTATAAAACCAGCCGGTCTATCGGAATTTAGCTTCTCTTTTCTTCTACCAAATGTAAGATATCCTTTTGCTTTGTATGATTCCGAATTTCATATGGCCAATTGGTATACAGAGAAGTTAAAAATCCTTAAAAACGGTAAATTTGCCTTTCCTTTTATCGTATCGAGAATGTCAAGTAAGGGCGTGTGGATGTTTCATACCGATACTATTGTTACATTAGAAGATTATAGCATCACAGAAGATTGCGATAATGGGGTAGATCTGATAGTAGATGTTACTTTAAAAAACTACCAGCCTTATGGTGTGGTCATTGTTCCCTTAAAAAATAAAGGGGAAGCAGTGAAGAAAAATGTACGTATGAAAAGCAAAACAATGCCATCAACATACACAGTTAAGCCTGGAGACACGTTATGGAAAATAGCAAAGGAATTATTAGGGGATGGTTCAAAATGCTATAATCTTGCGAAATTAAATAACATAAGTAATCCGAATCTTATCCGAGTTGGGCAGGTGCTACGAATCGAAAATGTGAGTACTTCCACGCAAAGTGCAACACGGAATGTATCCTTAGCAAATAAAAGTACTAGTTATAACTCTGCATTATATAATGATGTGACTTTGTTAACTCGTCTTATAGGGTACAATAATGTACCGATTCCTGAAGCAAATGAGAAAGGACTGATGAAAGTTTCATCAATCAAAAAGCCTGCTATCATCACAAGACCCAATAGCTGTGTAAGATAAGTGGAGGTGATTTTATGCTTAGTTTAGCGATAGCAAATGGGGATTATCTATATTATCCATCGGTGCAAGGTGGTGTGACTTGGGATACAGAGCGAAAATCTTCCCCGGGAGTACTAAAATTTAATATTGTAAAAAGTCCTCTTATTAAAGTAGAAGAGGGAAATGCGGTTCTGTTTCGGGAAGATGATAAGGATATCTTTTTTGGTTTTATCTTTAGTCGTTCTGAAACAAAGGATGATTTAATTCAATTAACAGCCTATGATCAATTAAGATATCTAAAAAATAAAGATAGTTACGTTTATTCGAATTGGTCCACAGGGGAATTAGTCAAAAAAATAGCAAGAGATTTTTGCATGAACGTTGGTGAAATAGCCAATACGGGAGTGAAATTATCCCGAACCGAAAGTGATACAGAATTATTTGAAATGATCAATAACTCTCTTGCCGAGACAACACTTAAAACAGGAGAGCTTTTTGTTTTATATGATGATTTTGGTAAGCTTTGTTTAGAGAATAAAAATCTAATGCTCCTTGATGTTTTGATTGATGTTAATACAGCAGGAGATTATTCCTTTACAACGAGTATTGATGAAAATACGTATAATTCCATTAAATTAACGTGTGAAGATCAAGATTCAGGCAAACGTAGTGTCCATCTAAAAGACGATCTTGAGAACATAAAGAAGTGGGGTGTTTTACAGTTTACAGAAAATGTGAATAACAAAAATACGATGAAGGAACGAGCAGAAGGTCTGTTAAAGCTTTATAATACTCCTAAAAGAACTCTGCAGGTGAAGAACTGTTTTGGGGATAGCAGAGTAAGAGCGGGAACTAGTGTGGTAGTTCCCCTACTGGATGAAAATGGCGTTATAAGTCCACGGTTTATGATGGTTGAGAGTGCAAAGCATACGTATGCCAATGATGAACATTTTATGGATTTAAATTTAAGGGGAGGAATTATGAATGGGTGATTTAATACAAATCATTAAGCAGGCTGCGTTTGATGCGATTGAAGCGTCGAAACCAGCCTGTTTTTTGTATGGTGTCGTCATAGAAACAAAACCTTTAAATATTCAGATAGATCAGAAGTTAATCTTAACTTCTGATTTTTTGCTTTTACCAGAATACCTTACGAATCATGAAATCATATTAAAAAGCTCAGATGGTTTAAAGTCAAAGTTTCTTTTAGAGAACGGACTTAAAAAGGGGGAAAACGTAATTTTGTTACAGCAAAAAGGAGGACAACGATTTCTTGTACTCGATAGGATGGTGATATCATGATTCCGGAAATTGATATGTCGATTCAAAATGTAAAATTAACAAACCAACCAACAAAAACATACGCACTCGTTGGAGATAAGATTGTTGGGATGATCGATGATGTAGAAGCGATACGACAGGCAATTTATCTTACCCTTAGCGTGGAACGTTATGAATATCTCATTTATAGCTGGAGTTATGGAGTTGAATTGAAAGAACTGATTGGTAAGGATGTTGCATTTGCTTACCCGGAAATTAAAAGGCGTGTCGTAGAAGCCTTGATACAAGATGATAGGATTCTGGATGTTGATAATTTTACCTTTCAGAAAGAGAAAGAAGGCGTTTTAGTTGTTTTTACTGTCCACACCATATACGGAGATTTGTTAGAAGAAATGGGGGTGATGATTTAATGTATGAAGAAATGACCTATGAAACTATTTTAAGTAATGTTCTAGCAAAAGTACCAGCAGATATAGATAAAAGAGAAGGATCTATGATATATACAGCGTTAGCTCCAGCATGCATAGAATTAGCGCAGTTGTATCTTGAACTTGATTTAATCTTAAATGAAACATTTGCAGACACTGCATCAAGAGATTATTTAGTGCGTAGAGCATTGGAGAGAGGGATAAAGCCGAAAGAAGCTACTTATGCAGTTGTAAGGGGAGAATTTAATATAGATGTACCAATCGGGTCAAGATACAGCCTAGATAAATTCACTTATATTACGAAGAAGAAACTATCGGATGGTGTATATGAGCTGGAATGCGAGGTTTCTGGGAGTACGCCGAATGGTTCCATTGGTAAGTTAATACCGATTGAGTATATTGATGGCTTGGAAACCGCTATGATAACGGAAATTTTAATACCCGGTGAGGACGAGGAAGATACAGAAATATTTCGAAAGAGATACCTTGATAGTTTTGATGCACAAGCCTTCGGTGGAAACCGTACCGACTATAAGGAAAAGGTATTGAGATTATCCGGAGTAGGTGCGGTTAAGGTATATAGGGCGACGAATGTATCAGGAGAAGAAGCGGGTGGGAATGTTAAATTAACTATCTTGGATTCTTCCTTAAATAAGCCTAGTGGCGTTTTGGTAAATATGGTCCAGACAGCAGTTGACCCAACAAATAATTCTGGGGATGGAGAAGGGTTTGCCCCTCTATGGCATTTTGTACATGTAATTGGAGCAGAGGAAACAAAAATAGACATTACAACTTCAATCACTTATCAGGCAGGATATAAGTTTGAGGATCTAAAAAGTTACATTGAAGAAGTTATCGATGGATACTTTAAGAATTTAGTAAAGTCATGGCAGGAGAGTGACACTCTAGTTGTGAGAATCTCACAGATTGAGAGCGCAATACTTGGAATCACTGGAATCATTGATGTAAATAATACTTCTATCAATGGAGGTAAGGTTAACATCGAACTAAATCCAGACTCTATACCAGTAAGGGGGTCTTTTAATGAAAACTAATCTTATGGAGTACCTGCCAGGTGTATTTCAAGAAATCAGAGAATATAGAACAATTACTACGGTGCAGGATGCTGATCTTGATAGGGTTAAAACTGAGATCACAAATGTTCTAAAAAACCAGTATGTCAATGAACTGGACAGGAATGGGTGTAAACGCTATGAAAAAATCTTAGGTGTTAAACCAATGGATACCGATACGATCGAAGAGCGACGCTTTCGAATATTAACTCGAGTTAACGAACAGTTACCTTACACAATTCGAGGCGTCGGTAAAAGGCTCAGTGATTTATGTGGTGAAGATGGTTATATAATTCGTATGGATAAAGAAAAGTATATTCTTGAAGTGAAGGTTGCATTATCTGCAAAGAAAAACGTAGAAGCAGTTAAGAGTTTAATGGAAAGAATTACACCATGCAATTTAATTTTATCAGTTACTTTGTTATATAACACACATGAGATTGTAAGTGCTTTTACCCATGATGAACTATCAGCTTTTCTGCACAGCAGGATTAGAGAGGAGGAATTTTAATATAATGGCAACTTATACTTCAAAGTTAAATTTAAAAAAGCCGGATGCTACGGATTTTTATAATATTAAAGACTTTAATGAGAATATGGAGAAAATAGATGAGCATAAGCATACTACTGACTACGTGAATTCGATAGGTATGTTAACACCAGGGATAGTCAATGACCCAACATATCCTCTTAATTATCAAGGAGACTTACCAGATGGATACGCAAAAGATGTGGGATTACCAGCAAATATGTGGTGGCATATATCATATCAAAGACATAGTGTTAATGCTAGTGGATTTGGTCTTTTAATTGCATATCCACTAAACAATAGTAAAGAAAAACCACGCTATAGAACATCAGAAGCGGGGAAGGTATGGAATGAGTGGAAAGGGCTAAATGATGATGGTAATGCTGGTGCATTAGGTGGTTTACTTCCTACTGGTTTTGTACAGAACATAGGTAATGTACCATTAAATACATTAAAAGACTCTACCTATCAAACCAACTACCAAACTAATATTTCTAATGAAACAGCATTAGAGTTAGGTCTTAATGCTAACTGGTGGCATTTAACATATCAAAAACATGCCACAACTGGGTATGGACTACAAATTGTATACCCACTTAACAATGCTAACGAGATGCCTAGATATAGAACTTCAGTTGGTATTGCTTGGGATAAATGGAAAGTAGTAGGAGATGGTGGTAATTCTGATACTGTAGATGGTAAGCATGCCACTGATTTTGCTATGGTGGGCCACACGCATTCCTATTTGAAACAAGTTGATACTCGAAACGATAATAGCTCTCCTCAATGGTATATGACTAACTATAGCAATTCAAATATCGTTGAACTTAAAACTTGTTCAAAAATAGGGATCACATCTGGTTATACGTATTGTCAGGTGGAAACACATGTCCCATGGATAGATAGTAGTGGAGGTTTCCCTTTCCAGATAGCCACGAATACAGAAGGAACTTGGTTTAGAGGCGGTACAAGTAATGATACTTGGGGTATCTGGGTCATTGAAACCAGGATGACGGCTGGTACTACTGATATCACAGCAGGTACAACCACTTTAGGGAAAAATAAGTTATATGTTGTGTATGAATAGGTGGTGACAGCATGGCAAAAGGATTGTACATCGGCGACCCATCCATAGGGCTAGCCAAGAAAATAAAGAAGCTATACATCGGCGATCCATCTACTGGCGCAGCACGTAATGTAAAGAAAGTTTATATCGGTGACCAATCAACAGGAGTAGCAAGACTTGCATGGACAGCAGGCACAAGAGGAATGTTCCTTGTTAGTTTTAATACAGGTGGTATATTTAAAACAAATAACATTGAGAATCTATCCTCCTATGTTAAGGTAGACTTGCCAAATACTTATGCCTATACGATGATGGAGGGTGGAGATTACTACATTATTGACTGGCAAACAAGTACGTCTTGTGGTATCTATTATTCTACCGACTGTGTGGAATGGGTCTCAAAAGATTTAACTAATCTTATGTACTACAAACAGTGGCGTAAGTACTACTGGGATGGAGAATTTTATTTTACAGACTACAAGAACAGTAAACTAGTCTATCAGAAAACAAAAGACTTTGTAAACTTTACGCAGATAGATATGACCGCAGTACCTTATCACGACTGTACAATTGTTAATGACACTACTTTTGTAAAAATAACTACAACAATAACAGGAACATATCCTTATGACTATCGTAATTACTACCCTACTATCACATATGATAAGGGTAAGACCTGGACAATAGGAACGTTTCTAGGCAGTCATTACAATAGTGGTAGTTATTATGCATCTGGTAGTAGTATAAAATACTACCCAGAATGGGGTGGCTTACATGCTAATAAGACTTACGTTAGTTATGCTAGTAGTGATGGACAGTTTAAATGTACAGGAGAAAATCTATCAGCAACTTATAATGTTAATAACATTAGTGAAAAGAAATCTTTACTTGAATGGTCATCCTCAAATTATGTAGGAAGTAACTATAATGTTAGTTTAGGAGATTTACCTTTTAGATACCAAGAAACACTTACTGCATCAACATATGGAGAGAGTTGGGTTAGCAATGTACAGTTGCTACAACTTTATCCTTATAGTAACACTCCTCAATACAGTCTTGGAGATGCTGTTTCTTTCAGTTATCCTGCTGAACAAAACAATTGGTTATCTATAAAGTGCCTAGATAAGAATTGTTACTACTTACTTACAACAAAGAAGACAGGTAATAATCTGTACGCTTTTAATGTATATAAAGTCCCAATCGGATATACAGCTAGTTACAGATTTAGTGCTTTAATTAATGATACAACAGCAACAAAAAATTATTTAACACAAATAGTATACAAACCACTCACATAAGGAGGAGCTTTATGGCAGGCATTACAAGAACTATGGACATCTTAGTTGACTTTGCAGATACCATTTTATATATCGCAAAGGATATTACATGTACCGTACCAGAAGACGAACACGTACCAATCATCTGGCATGTATCAGAGTTTCTATCCGTACAAGATAATGGTTATCGAAAGTACACGGTAGATAAGAATACCAAAGTAGACACAGGAACATGGCGATACAATCCAGAGCAGGGCTTCTTCCCGAATCCAGATAGCTATACACCAATGGATACAGAAAAAGAAATCATGAATATTGTACGATGTCTAGCAGACATGCAAGTAGAAAAAGCAGAATCCGAGTTAGAGATTGATGGACGATTATCTTCAATCGAACTCGGTCTAGCATAGAAGGGAGAAAGACAATGAATACTTTTAATAACTGTATGATAGTAATCACAAATAAAAGAAGAACAAGGGAAGAGATGCTTGAACTCATGGATATCTATGTAATGAATAAAAGAATTACATCAAAGCAGTATCAGGAATTAGTAGATAAGATGGATGAGGTAGGATTAGAATAATAATCATTTGCATACATAGAGCGCTCAAGTGGGCGCTCTTCTTTGTATGCGGAAAGAGGAAGAATGGAGAAATTAAAAGTTTATGCAACACAAGGTATCTTTGCAACAGTAACTGCTGGTTTCACAGCTAAACTAGGCATCTTATGGTGGGTGCTTCTTATTTTTGTAATTTGTATGATCATAGATTTTCTATCTGGCATGGCTGCTTCAAAAAAAGAAAGCATTGAGTATCCGGATGATATAACAAAAGGATGGAACAGCAAGAAGGGGATGCTTGGAATCATCAAGAAATTTGGATACATTTTGATTGTTGGAGTTGCCATTATATTAGATTTTCTTATATATAAGACATCAGGATTTTTAGGTATTGATATGCCTACATCTACATTTTTTGGGTTGTTAATAACCGTATTATTTATATTAAATGAACTGCTTTCCATAACAGAGAATGCAGGGCGAATGGGAGCAAACATACCGCAATTCTTAGTTAATGCAATATCAGCACTTAAAGGTAAAGTGGAGAATAAGGGGGGTAAAAATGAATAATAAAACTAATCAAGGTTTAGTAGAATACGCATTAAAGCAGGTCGGTATTAAGTATGTAATGGGTACAAACTGTAGAGTGTTAACCACTTCGAGGTTACAATCACTTATTAATACTAATCCTGCTAATTGGTTTACAGCAGAGCGTATCAAAGAATGTAATAAGTGGATAGGACAAGTTACAACAGATTGTCATGGTTTGATTGAGGGATATATAAACGATAATAACCTTAATGGTGTAGTTGAAGCAGGAGAAGGAACTTATGATACGACTTCAGACAATGCATTTAATAAGGCGATCGTAAAAGGTGCAATCTCAACTATAGATAAAGACTTGGTAGGTCTGTGTGTGCGCTATACAGGACATGTTGGTGTTTATATTGGTGACGGTAAAGTGGTAGAAGCTCGTGGTTTTAACTACGGTGTATGTATCACTAACTTAAAAGATAGACCATGGACGCACTGGTACGAACATCCGGAGATTAATTACAATAAGACCAAGAGAGTTTTACTGTTGACAACTCCATATATGCGTGGTGATGATGTTAAAAAGTTACAGCAACTTATAGGTGTAAATGTTGATAGTATCTATGGACCAGTTACAGATAAAAAGGTGAAAGAGATACTAGGAATACTTGGGATATAAGCTTTTTGATATAGCATATCCAAGTCTCCCATCCTCTTAATAGAGGGGAGAATATCTATAAATAAGGCCTTATTAAAAAGATAGCACCTATAATAATGATAAAAAATGAAAGTATGACAAAGAATCAAAAGATTCTAGCAGCGCTGCTTGTTTCTTTAAGGATATCTTCATTCAACTCTAATTGTTCTAATTGCAAAGCTAATACTACTAATTGATGCTCCTCCATTTCTTTAAAACGGGAATACACATTTGATTGTTCATCACAATAAGATTTTAAATAGACAGGAATTGAAAAATATTCTTCTCTGCTACAAGGGTAGTATCTAATTAACTCTTTTCTAGACAGTGATTCATAAAGTTCTCCATACATGCTCTTTCTCCTTTTCATGTTCCATATTTTGGTTATATAGTACCATTTTAGATAATTTTCAGCAATACGAATGTAATATAAAAGTACCTGGTTACTAAAGCACTTACACTAAAAAATCTAAATTCTAATGTCTTCCTTCTATATCATATAACTTGTAATTTTCTAACATCCTCTACCACCACCGCCGCTACATTTATTGTCATCATATTATTCCTAAGTCAAACAATAAAAACAGGAGCAAGTGCGATTTTGGAAGGCTATTAAGGACCATGAGCTAAGGTTCTAGCACATTAGTAGCACTTTCATTCCACTATAATAGGGCTACGATGAGGAACCTTATTCCTATAACTAAACTATAACTTATGAAAGTTTCAAATAGTTTTAAGGAGCATTATTTTCCAAAGAAACTGTTTGAAAACAGTATGAAATTAATGTAATATACTAGTATTATTAGCACTAATTATCATTCCAGATACATGTAGGAGGGATTCATATGTTTGTAGAGTTAGATGGATTATTTGGCTGGCTTCTAGTCTTTGCTTTTGCTGGTACTATAATGAATTATTGTTTGAAATTTGTGAATAAGTGTTTTGGTAAAAAGATATCTGCTTATCCCAAGGGTAAGAAGATAATGAAAGTTTTGATGACAATATTTATACGTAATCACAAATATTTTGGTTTTGCTACGGTTGTGTTCTTACTTGCACATTTTATAGCCCAGTTTGCTAAGTTTGGAATCAACGTAACCGGATGTATTGCTGCTATTATGATGATTTTGCAGGTATTGTTAGGTGTTTATGCAAACGTAAAGAAGAAGCCAAGAAAAGGAGCATGGTTAATTACTCATCGTGTGATAGCTGTTTTAATTATTCTTGGGATTTCAATTCATCTAATTATTCCCAATGCATTAATGTAG